ATATACTATGATTAAAAATCTTGGAATATATAAAGGAAATGAAGTGAAAAAGCCTGCTTATGAATCAGATGTTTTAAAAGCTAAAGTTAACGCATCTAAACCTAGACCATTAACATCAGTTAATCCACAACAAGGCGACAGCCCTTTGTCAAAAGCTAATGCATTTGCCAATGGTTTAACTAAAGAACTAAAAGAACAAATGCTAAAAGAAATGAATGAAGCTAGAAAAGGTCATTAGATGACTCTTCAGCAAAGACAAGCAACCTTTGCTTTCAATGTAGCCTTGTTAATAAACCATATCTTTGAGAGTAATCATTCAGTTACGTTTTCAGAAGCGTATCGTACTCCTGAACAAGCAGCACTTAATGCAAAGTCTGGTAAAGGTATACGCAATAGTCTTCATTGTAAAAGATTGGCTATTGATTTAAATCTTTTTAATTCAGGCAGAAAATATTTAATCAAAAAAAGTGATTATGAGCCATTTGGAATCTACTGGAAAAGTTTAAATCCTGCTAATAGATGGGGTGGTGACTTCATTAAGCTTGGCGGTAAGATAGACGACTCGAATCATTTTGAGATGCAAGATAAGTAAAACGTTTCATTAAGGACTCCCTCCTTTTTATTGTAGAGCGCTTATGATTCGGCGCTCTACTCTTTTTATGTTGATTTGTTGTAAACCATTTTCCAAAATTCTTGCCTTCCATAAAAATATCCCTAATAATGTTGTTAAGCGTAATTCGAGAAGTCGCTTATCTCAAAAACTTCGGCGTAAAGATTCTCGCCAGATCATTCTAGACGTATTAAGATTTCGTCAATCTAAAGGACAAAATAGTTATGTGTATTATATCCTAAGGACAAAATATGTCTATTACGACAACGAGTTCCTTAAAGTAGTGAGGAATTAAAATCTTTGGTAATTGACTTGGAAGCCCGATGGGGTGACAGGGGGCAAGCGTAATGGTAGCCTGATCGACTAAACCCAGAGACCCGCAAGGGATGCGATAGTCAGAACACGAACTATAAAATGAAATTCGTGAAGGAGATTCGAAGAAGTTTCCTCGCTGAGAAATCAGTCAGTAGATCGATTAGATCGAAGTAACAGAAATGACCGGCTCCAGTTCAACAGAGCTTTAGCTTCAAACTTTTGTCAGTTCCAGTTCCAAATATGATTCATTAGTAATATTGTGAATTTAAAACCTATCCTGATTGACTTGGACGGCCGACGGGCTAACAAGGGGCAAGTTTAAATACAGCCTGAACGACTTAGCGGATGGGGCTCGAAAGAGTATGCGAAAGTCTGAACTCTACGAATATATGAAGGTAGAGAGGGAGATCCGAAGAGGTTTCCCCGCCTAGCAATAGGTCATTAAAGTAACAGATTGAAGATCCCTGCGATGCTTAAACAAATGCCTCGTAATGGTGGTACAACTCTGCGTATGCGTAGATACAATCCACTTGCAACAGCACTTGTTCCATTAGGAAACACTGGCGTTACTCCACCAGCTCAGCAATTAACAGCTGTTGATATTGACGCTAAGATTTCATTTTATGGAAGTTACGTCATATTAAACGAGCAAGTAACGCTACAGTCGCAAGATCCAGTCTTGAATGAAGCGGCAGCTAGACTTGGCGTAAGTTTACGTCAAACTGAAGATGAGTTGACACGTGATATGCTTGCTTCAACAGCAGCATTTATCAACTGTACAGCTGGTGTAAATGGTGACAATCCAACTGAGCTTACTCGTTCAGATGTTGATGATGTAGTTCGTGCGTTACTTGGTAACGATGCTTACACAATCATGGATAACATCGAAGGTGAAGATAAATTTGGTACAGCTCCTGTTCGTGATGCGTATTTTGCGCTTTGCCATACAGATCTTACTAAAGATATGGATTCAGTTGATGGCTTTATCCAAAAGAACCAGTATCCATCTCCTATGAATGCATTGCGTTCTGAGTGGGGTGCAATTGGTAACTTAAGATTCTTAGTTTCATCTATTGGATCAATCACTGTTAGTGCTTCAAACTTAGGCGCGAATGTGTATAACATTTTCTGCGTAGGTATGGAAGCTTATGCTTGTATCGAGCAAGATGGTTACAGCGCAAGCTTTATCTATCGTGCACCAATGTATGATGGACCTTTAGCTCTTAATGCTTCTGTTGGTTACAAGTTCGCAGAAGTACCACGTATTCTCAATGACCTTTGGGTATTGAATCTACGTTGTACATTAGCGTAATCGAGAAAAGAATATTATGGATAATACAATCGTTCAACAAGGTCGATTTACAGCTACTGGATCTGCAGTAACTTTAGAGATTCGTTCAGATGTAGATTGGATGGCGGTTTATAACGTCACTCAAGCTGCTGCTTCTCAAACTACAGCTGTTGGTGTTAAATACTACTGGCAGCGCGGTTTTCCTGCTGCTGCTAAATGGACTACATTTAAATCTAACGCAGCTAACGCAGCTAACTTAGATCAGTATATTACTTCAAGCGGATTTACTTTAGTTGATAGTTCTGTTCAAACTCCTGGAGTTTTGAACGCTACAATTACAGCTATTTCTGCTGCAGCTATTCCAGTTGTTACTAATAGTGGAACAAACGGTTTATCTGCTGGTGATATAGTTCGTCTATTTAATGTTGCTTCTGCGCAACAAGTTGGTGGATTTGATTTCACAGTTGGTTATAACACATTAAGTGCTACTACTTTCTCTCTAGACTATATGCCTACTATTGTTGCAGGTACTACTGGTTCTTGGAGAAAAATTAACTTTGATCCAATTTTCTATCCACGTCGTCGTTATATTACAAAAATTACTGCAGCTCAAAATGCTGTTGTAACTATGTCTGTAACTCACGGTTACAAAGTTGGACAACAAGTTCGTATGGTTGTTCCTGCTGCATTTGGCATGATCCAAATGGACGGACTATTGGCAACAATTACGGCAATCAATACAACAACTACATCTGGCAACTCAATTACTTTAGATGTTGATTCTTCAACATTTACTGCATTTGCTTGGCCTCTTTCTGCTGCTGTTCCATTTACAGCTGCTGAAGTAGTTCCAGTTGGTGAAGATACTGCATTCGCATTAAGTGCTGGTGTAGATATCTTAAGCGATGCTACATTGAACACTGCGTTTATTGGAATGGTTCTTGCTGGTGGTATAAATAACCCTGGTGGAGCTGCTTCTGACGTTGTTTACTGGGTAGCTGGTAAATCATTTAGCGTTTCAAACGCGTAATTAAGTAATTACAATGTGCCCCCTTGAAATAGAGGGGGCACACTATATAAAGGATTTTATGTCTAATTTAAACTCTCTGGAATTGAACTCTGCAAAAAGCAAAGAAGGGTCTAAAGATTCTTTAAAGTTTCAACAAGCAGCACGTCCTTTTTTAACACGATCTAAAAAATTAACAAAAGAAGAAAAAGAAGTTATCGCTAAAGACCTTAAGGTTAAGCGAGATAAAGATCGTACGCCTGTTCGTGGAATATTTAAATATCACGAGTGCCCAGGAGGGTCTTTCGGATTTATGTTTAAAAAGTATGCAGAAGATCCGCTTGAAAAATATCAAATGATTGATGGTGAAGTTTATACAATTCCTCTTGGAGTTGCTCGACATTTAAATACAAATGTCTGGTACCCTGTTCATAAGTATCAAAGTAAAGATTCTGTACTGTCTTTCCAAGAAAAAGTAAGACGTACAAGTTTCCAAAGCTTAGAGTTTTCAGAAGAAGCTACGTTATAGTAGCAAATTAAATGGAGGTTACGTGTCTATCCTAGCAATTGAAAATCCTGTCTTTCAACGAGCGATGAGAGTTATATCGTCCATTACAAACGATTATCCTGCTGTTGTTACAACTACGTTTGCCCATCAATATTTAGATGGACTTGTAGTCCGTTTGATTATTCCTAAAGGATACGGCATGACTCAAGCAAATCAATTGTACGCCCCTATTATCGTGACAGGTGATACTACGTTTACAATTGATGTTGATGCTCGATATTTTGATAAGTTTATAACAACACTTATTGTTGATACAACTGATGGATCTGGTAACGCGAGTGGGAATATTTATTCTCAGGTTACAGTTGTTAATCAACCAGCTGCTGGACAGACATTTACTATTGGCACTCAGGTATTTAATATTCCTTTTGGTGGTGGTGACTTAACAACAAGTGGTGCAGCATTAGGAACGTACAATATATCTACTGGTGCTTATACATTTACAGGTGCAAGTGCAAGCACTTCCATTGTATGGAATCCTATTAGCTTTCCCTATAATCAACAGTATCCTCAAACTCTGCCAACGGCTGAAAAGTCTGATACGCTACTGAACGCTACTCAAAATATCTTACCATTCAATAGTTAAGGAGATTAGTAATGGCAACACCTGATTCAATTTTATCAACATTAGATCAAATCAAAGTTAAAGTCCGTAGACTTACTCGAAGTATGTCTGATTCTCAGCTGACTAATCAGCAGCTTGAAGACTACATAAATACATTCGTATTATATGACTTTCCTGAGCATCTTAGATTGTTCAACCTTCAAAAGACTTTTACATTCTTCACTGAACCATTTATTGATGTTTATGAATCAAATGATACTCCGACCAGTGTCTTTTATAACTTTAAGAATAAGTATTTAAATATAATGCCTCCTGTATATGTAGCAGGTCGGCAATCACTGTATATGCAGTCTAGAGAGCAGTTCTTTGGTATTTATCCAATGACTAATAGTATTGCTTCTATTGGCACTGCTGGTAATGGTGCTATTGCATCATTCTCTGGATATATCAATACTCGTCAGGCAAATATTCCAGCAGGACTTGTTCAAGTTTTACTTCTTTTAAGAAATAATGTGTTGTTTAGTTCGCTTGATGTGAGCGGTAACAGTCTTGCTTTGATTGATTATCCTATAAGCTCATTGATTGGGAATTTGTATGTTCCTGGTAGCGCTCCAACTTCAACGACAACTCAGGATCCAATTAATTATATTAATTACACAACAGGTCAGTTTGTAATCACATTTAGTGCCGCTCCTGCATCAGGAGTGACAATAAATAGTCAGACAGTTTTAGTACAGCCAACTCTGCCACAATCAGTACTCTTTTATGATGGTAAGTTTACCATGAGACCAGTCCCTGATCAGGCCTATAGAGTTAATATGGAAGTAGCTGTAAGACCAACAGAATTGCTTTCAGGAACGCAAGCTCCTGAGCTGTCTGAGTGGTGGCAGTTGATAGCAATCGGCGCAAGTATCAAAGTTTTCCAAGACAGAATGGACTTAGAGAGTGTAAACTTGGTAATGCCTGAGTTCAAAGTTCAAATGAATTTAGTTAACAGAAGAACAATAGTTCAAAACACTACTCAAAGAACTACTACAATCTATCAGAATGAATCTGGTGGTGTGGGAGGTAGTGCTGCTGGTGGTGGATTCGGTAATACATTTTAAAAATTAAAGGATAAATTATGGCATACCAGGCGCAAAAGCCCCAGCCAACAGATGTTAAGAGCCAATCTCAAGCAGATTTACTAGGTAATTTTCAAGCACTAAGTCCTTTTGGAAATGGATTTGCAGATTTCACTGTTAAAGTAGCTACTCCAGCTATTGCTGCAAACGATACAGGCCTTTATACACGCAATAATGCGACAACTGTTCAAAATGAGATGTATATTCAAAAAAGAACTAATAACGCAGATGCTCAAGTTCCTATGACTGCATCTAGTATAAATAATGTTGCTTCTTCAGTTAATATGCCTGGTTGGTCATATTTACCAAGTGGAATATTGATCAAATGGGGCAATATTGACATTGCGACATCCAATGTCAATGTGTACGTCAATGTTGACTCAATAAGCGGTGGACCAGCATTCACTAGAATATTTAATGTACAAGTAACTCCTTATTTTGGAACTACATCAAGCCCATTATCTGCTGGTGTCCTTTTTCCTATAAACGCATGGACAGGAGCAAGTATCGGTATGTGGGTTAACTCAACAAGTGGAGCTGGCTCTGGTAAGGGTGTACAATATTTCGTTATAGGGGTCTAACATGGCTCAAACAGATCGTTTTTATATTGGTATGGATCAGGCTGGGGCAAGTAAAAACACATCTTTAAAGCCTTTTGCAATTCCAGACAATGCTTATCAGTTGCTTAATAATGCATATGTATTTCGTGGACGAATACGAAAACGATTTGGTTCTATGCTTATGCAAGCTACAACTCCAGTGCCTGGATATGAAACGTTACAATCAAGACTTAAAATTAATATTGGATCGACTGATGGTGCTGGTGCTTTTGCACCAGGAACTGTTCCAGGAGATGTCTTTGCGATAGGGCAGTTATTTTCTATTGGTACTCAACTGTTTACGGTATATCAGACTGGAACTCCAGCTGCTATGTTATCTACTGGAGCTGGAACGGGTACTTATAATACTACCACTGGAGCATATACATTTGCAGGAACTTTAGCAGTATCAACTATCGTTTATTTTTACCCAGCTCTTCCAGTTATGGGATTGATTACTAAAGAAGTAATAGCTATATCAAATGAAGAACTGATTGGATTTGATACAAGATTTGCATATAGATACGAAGTCACTGGCTGGGAACGTCTAGGAACAGCGGTTTGGAGCGGTGATAATGCTGATTTTTTCTGGGGCGCAAACTGGAATGGTCTTTTAAGATCTGATTATTATTTGTTTGTAACAAATAACATTGAAGCTGACAGAATTAAATATTGGGATGGGACTACATGGACTACTATGAGTCCTATAGTTAACAATACTTCCAGAATTCATACAGCTCGAATCATTGTTCCATTTAAGGATCGTTTAGTTTTCTTAAATACAACTGAGTTTACAGAAACTGTAACTGGAAATCCTTATGGACCAACTAATGGAACTACTGGAAATTTAGGTGCAACAGTTATTACAGCTCCTCCAGGTGGATTTGCAATAGGTCAATCATTTATAGTTGGTACAACTATATTTACTATTGCTGATGTTGCTACTCCTGGAGCTCAACCTCTTACTGTTTCTGCTGTAAATAATACTGGTGCAGTTGCTTCTGCTACCTTTAATAACACCTCTTCAGAATTAATCATTACTGGTAACAATACTAATCGTGGAGTTGGTGTTTACTTTTCTCCTGATGGAACAGTTGGAACTTCATATCGATATACGAATAGATGTCGTTATTCAGTAAACGGATCACCAGTTAATGTTAATTCGTTTTTAGAACTTACTGGTGGGTTTGGTGGTTATGTAGATGCTCCAACAAAAGAAGCTATAGTTACAGCTCAATTTCTAAAAGATAGACTTATTGTTTATTTTGAATCAAGTACATGGGAACTTGCTTATACTGCTAACCAAATACTTCCATTTGTATGGCAACAAATTAATACTGAATTGGGTGCTGAATCAACATTCTCTCAAGTTCCGTTTGATACGGTTGTTTTAGGAGTTGGGAACGTTGGTATACATGCTTGTAACGGATCAAACGT